TGACGCTGCTGCTGCAAGAACAACTCTTGGTCTTGGCACTGCTGCTACCACTGCTGCAACTGCATATGCAACTGCTGCACAAGGCACACTTGCTGCCTCTGCTACACAACCAGGCGACTTGGCAACTGTAGCAACTAGTGGAGCATACAATGACCTAAGTGGTAAACCTACATTATTCTCTGGTGCTTATGCAGACCTAAGTGGTAAACCTACATTATTCTCTGGTGCTTATGGAGACTTAACTGGTGCTCCAACACTAGGCACTGCTGCTGCGGCTGCTACAGGTGACTTTGCTACTGCTGCACAAGGTACTCTTGCTGCATCTGCATTACAGGCAGAAACAATCACGTTAACACAACTTAAAACTGTTACAGCATTATCTACTGACTTTGCTGACTTCCAGACTAGAATCGCTGCTCTATAAGTAAATGGCAACTCCTACCTCTAAAGCTACTCTCAAAGAATACTGTCTTCGTAGACTGGGTAAACCAGTCTTGGAGATCAACGTGTCTGACGATCAAGTCGATGATGCGATTGATTATACCTTACAGAAGTTTCAACAGTATCACTATGATGGTGCTGAGCGTTGCTATCTAAAACACAAGGTTACACAAGACGTTATCGATAGAGCTGCATCTAATACATCTACTACTTCTAAAGCAGGTAATGATATATGGGAAGAAGGTAATGGTTATATAGAAATTCCAGATCATATCTTATCGATTGAGGGAATATTTTCTTTCACAGATAAGGGCACATCAAACATGTTTGATATTAGATATCAGATGCGTTTGAATGACTTGTATGATTTTACATCTACACAGTTTTATCATTACTACATGATACAACAACACCTTTCTACGATTGACTTTTTGTTAGAAGGTATTAAACCAGTAAGATATCATTCAGTGCAAGATAGATTATATTTAGATTTTGATTGGGTAGCTGACGCACACTTAGATGCATATATTGTTATCAAAGCATGGAGAGCATTGGATCCGACAACATGGACAGAAATATATAATCAGATGTGGGTTAAAGATTATGCCTCTGCTAAAATTAAAAAGCAGTGGGGACAGAATCTAACTAAATTCCAAGGAGTGCAGATGCCAGGTGGTATCACTCTTAACGGCGAAATGATTTTCAATGACGCTGTAGAAGAGTTGAAGAATCTAGATGAGCAACTACGCACCACTTGGGAAACACCACCTCTAGACATGATCGGATAACATGGCTACCAATACCTATTTCACACAAGGGACTACTGGCGAGCAAGATCTTGTTGGATCACTTGTAGTAGAGCAGATCAAGATGTTTGGTAAGGATGTATATTACATCCCTAGGACTCTTGTGAAAAGTGATGATACTTTTGGTGAGGATACCTTAAGTAAATTTACAGGTGCATTTTTATTAGAAGCATATATTGAAGATGCCTCAGGATTCCGTGGCGACGGAGATATGTTTAGTAAGTTTGGTGTAAGAATATCTGACCAAGTTACTTTCATAGTTTCACGCACAAGATTTACAGAAGCAGTAGATGATAACGCACAATTAATTGTAGAGGGTAGACCTAATGAAGGTGATCTAATTCATTTTCCTTTGGCAAATAAAACTTTTGAAATACAATTTGTAGAGCACGAAGTCCCATTCTATCAATTAGGTAAAGTGCATGTATGGGGTTTGCGTTGTGAGTTATTCGAGTACAGCGACGAGGATATCGAGACTGGTGTTGCTGCTGTTGATCAGATTGAAGTTGACTTCTCTGTTGCAGTTACAGTCAACTTTGCAACAGGTGGCAGTGGTGACTTTACAGTTGGAGAAGTAGTTGCAGGTGGCACATCAAATGTTACAGCAGAAGTTAAGTCTTGGGATTCCACAACCAGACAACTTCAAGTCTATAACAGATCGGGTATATTTACGATTCCCGAAACGGTTACTGGCCAAACCTCTGGAGCTGCGTGGACTTCTGCATCATACAATACACTAAATAATACAAGCAGTGAATTCGATCAAAACTCTGCGTTTGAAACTAATGCTGATGGTATCCTAGACTTTAGTGAGGGCAACCCATTTGGTGAATTCGGTAATAAAGGGAGCAGTCTTTAAATGTTAGGCACATATTCATATCACGAGATTTTTAAGAAAACAGTTATCGGTTTCGGTACTCTGTTTAATAACATAGAGCTCAGACGCACGTCTGGATCTAAGACTGAGGTCATGAAAGTGCCTCTTGCTTATGGTCCTAAACAAAAGTTTCTTGCTCGTTTAGCACAAGTAGGAGATCTATCCACAAAAGACAGGACACAGATTACTCTTCCTAGAGTATCTTTTGAGATAGGAGCAATACAATACGATCCTACAAGAAAATTATCACCTACCTCATACATAAGACATACAACAGGAGATAAGACCAACAAAGGTTTTATGCCAATTCCTTATAATGTTAACTTTGAGTTGGCAATCCTATCAAAAAATCAAGATGATGCTCTGCAGATTCTTGAGCAAATACTTCCACACTTCCAACCTAGTTTTAGTATCACTATGAATTTAGTTGCTGAGCTGGGAGAGAAAAGAGATTATCCAGTCACATTATTGAGTGTTGACTATGATGATCAGTACGAAGGTGACTATGATACACGTCGCACATTGATATATACGTTACAGTTTGTCGCAAAGACTTACCTGTACGGACCTGTCACTGACAAAACTGGTGAGCTCATCACTAAGGCGATCGTTGATTATGCAACCGATGCTAAGGTTACCGCTCCTAGAGAGGTGCGTTACACAGTTACACCTGATCCTGCTAACGCAGATCCAGATGATAACTTCGGATTTAATGAAATTTACAGTGAGTTTACTGATGCCAAGTCACGAAACCCAACCACAGGAACAGACGAGTAAGTTTGACGGTATATCTGATGCCATGGAAGTGGAGACAGATATAGTGCCGACTGAAAAGATTGTTAAACCAGAGGTTGTAGAGACCTCAACTAAGCATCAGCTTAAGAAAGATTATGAATATACTCGTGGTAATCTATATTCTCTGATCGAGAAAGGTCAAGAGGCAGTAGATGGTATATTAGAATTAGCACAAGAGTCTGATCAACCTCGTGCATTTGAAGTTGCAGGTCAGTTGATTAAACATGTAGGAGACGTTGCTGACAAGTTAGTAGACCTACAAAAGAAAGTAGCTGACATAGAGAAACCATCAAAACAAGAGGTCAACACCACAAACAATACCATGTTTGTAGGTAGCACAGCAGATCTCGCCAAGTTTCTAAAGCAGCAACGAGATAAATAGAAAGTATAGGAGAATCTTTTACCCATGTCAGTATTAAATGTAATTGACACCCAAACAGTATCAGGTAGTGGCACCAGCTACATCGTGGTGAAATCTGGTGTCTTGAGATGTGTAGCAACATCTGCCTCATCTATCTCAATAGATGGAGGACCTGCTATTACTTTGGTTGCCAATGAAGCATTGCTAGTTTCATGTGGTAAAGCAAAGAATGCAAAGATCGCAGCAGCGACTGATGCAGCAGCTATGGTAGTTACCGCTGAGGGATACTCAGGTGGTGGACGTCATCCATTCAGTGTTGGTGATTTTATTCAAACTGTTGATGGTGGTGACACCGATGGATTTACTTCTGACTTCGAGACTGCAGCATCTGCAGGTAAGAAAGTTACAGCAGTAACAGGATCTACAATCACAACAGACTATGATTCATCAGCAGCAAGTGGCGACTATGCTCTTTCAGCAGCAGACGCAACTGCAGGAAACATTCCACAAATTCAAAGAAGTGTCAAACTTGTCGCAGGATCTGCCAACGTTGTTGTTGAGCAAGTCCAAATCGTCGGAGGCTAACACATGCCCGCCGTCTCCAAAAAACAACAAAGGTTCTTCGGGATGGTTAGAGCGGCTCAAAAGGGTGAAGCGAAAGCTCCCTCACCTGAGGTTTCCCGAGTTGCTTCCAGCATAAAAAAATCCGATGCAAAAGACTTTGCATCCACTAAACATAAAGGTTTACCAATGAAGAAAAAGAGTCTATCAGAAGAAGGCTACGATCGCATGAGAGATGCTGCTCTGGAGAAAGGCACTTGGAAAGGTGGTGGTGGACAACCTTCTACAGGTGGAGGAAAGAAAATCAAAGGTAAAACTGTACTTCAAAAAGAGACAGAAAAGAAATATGGTAAGGGCAAGTCTGCAATAGACATAGTAAAGAAAAACATCACTGACAAATATGGAAAAGGTGCCATTATGAAAACAAAAAATGAAGGTACATCATACGGTATCTACAAAGGTGATGGTAAACCAAAAGGTGCCATGTCTGCATTTAGTAAAGACAAGAAAGAAAATCCTTATTCACTTAAGAATAAGTTAAAGATGGTAATCAAAGGTGCTGCTGAGAAGAATAGAAAAAAAGCAGGTGTGACAAGCGAAGCTGTGTATACAGGACCTGATAAGAAAGACAGAGCAGTTATCAAGAAGATGGATAATAAAGACTTTGCTAAGAAAGCAGCAGAGTATGAAAAGAATATGGATCCTAAGAAGCGTCAAGCACTTAAGGATAAAGCAACTAAGGGTATGAAGTTTACTCACGAAGAAGCAGTGAGTGAAGCAAAGTATGAGGCAGGTGCATCTGACTATGGTAAAGCATCTATCAGAAACAAAAGAGCATTTGGTAAAGGTGGCAATGCTGCTGATCCAAAAGAAAGAGGTGGTGCTAAAATGCTAAGACATGATTCACACACCAAAAGAAGAGGAGTGAAGAAAAATAATAAGTATGGTGCAACAAACAAACCTCCTGTTGATGGTGCTCCTAGTGATGAGTTTAAAAAAGACAGGTATGCTTCTATGCGTACAGAAGCAAAGGTTGACATGAAGACTCCAGACTATAAGAGAGCAACCGTTAGAGATAAGAGATATGGTAATCCACATGGATCACATGAGTTAGGTGGTGGTATCAGAAAAGATAGAAGAGCAGATCACGAAGCAAAGCGTGGCGTAAAGACTAAAGTGAAAGAAGGATACAAAGGAACTGCTGATCTTAGTCATATGCAAACACCAGAGCAAAAGAAAGCAGCAGATGCAAGATTGAAAAAAGCAAATGAAAAATCTTATAAGGGTAATAATCCTGTAAAGGATGAAAGTGTAAGGCAGAGGAGAAGTCCTGGTCTACAGTTAAGTAGTTTCAGTATCATTGAAAAACTTAAAATGACTCGTAAAGAGTATGGTAAAATCCACAAAGATTTCAAGAGCGATGATCCTAAAAAACCTCGCACAACTAAATATGTACCAGGTAAGGGGACAGTATCTATGCCAGTAGAATTGACAGATGAGTTACATCCAAATGTAGCAAAGAATGATGCCATCAATAAGGCGAATGCTATGAAGCGTGCAAAGGAGAGGGAAGCAAAGAAACCTTCTGCTGATGTAATTGCTGCTAGAAAACGTCAGTATAAGAGTGGTAGTGACTATACTACTGCTGATAAAAAGAAAGTCATTCAATCTTACAAAGAAGAAGTAACAGCAAAAGAGCGTATGAAGAGAGACGCAGGTGCTATTGCTAAGAAGAAGATGAGAAACAAAGAGCATAGAAAGTATGTTAATTTCTTAGACGTAGATGAGTCACTTGCAATTTCAGAGAAAATCAAGTATGATAAGAAAGGATCTTCTATGGATTACTTCCTAGGTAAAGATCCAAAGAAGACTGACTACTATAAAAAGAATGCCAAGAAGAAGAATGAATCATCTTGTGAATGCAAGCACGAATCATTTAAAGATTGGTTACAGGAAGGCA